TGGGAGATGCACTACTGGGATCGCCCTTGGGAAATTGACGCGCATGGACGCGAAAAAGGATTAGTGATTGATTATGGCAAAGCGCACAATATGGGAACGACCCTACAGAGTATGTTTTAACCAAAAGCCGACCCTGACCCACATTTTACCATAATCTTTGTCACTTTTTCACCTAAGTCGTTGATTTTATTGAGTTTTTTCGTTTAACTGGAATGAAAACCACCCCTAAAAATCCCTTATAAATCAACGACTTGCAACCGTGGTCTATTTTATGACCGACCCCTGACTGGCTCGGTTTACCATTATTTTACTTTGACCCCGAAATAGGGTATAATAATTGAACTGGTAAAAGCCAGTATTACATCTATGTTTAATATCATGAGGAAACACAATGAGTAAGAATACTAACTCGCAGAAAGAAACCGTCCTGAATGCCCTGAAAAACGGCAAGACTCTGACGACCGCCCAAATCACCAACAGCTACAAAGTCACTTCCGCTTCGGAAGTCATCCGTCAACTTCGTTCGGAAGGCTATGCTGTTTACACCAACACTGATAGCAATGGCAAAACCACCTATCGTCTTGGCACCCCGAGCCGTCGCATGATTGCTGCTGCTTACAACGCTGGCGGTTCTACGCTGTTTACTCGCAACTAATCTTAATAGTTGTTAAGAAATGGGGGAGGTCAAACTCCCCCTTTCCTATAAATAATTTCTCGTCCAACCAAAAAAGGAAATGCGATGACTTTTATGAAGAAATCGGTTATCCTTGCTGTTGTACTAGCAAGTCTGACTGTAATAAATCAACGAAGTGCTGAAGCAAAACTTTTAGATAATGACAAACTGTTTCAAGAACTAACACCAATCTTTCCAATCAATAACCCAGTCAAATCTAAACCAATCAAAGCGTTATCTAATCGTGACATTGCCTGTTTAGAGGCAGTAATCTATAATGAAACCAGAGGTAACAAAGCACAGGGTGCTATTCTTGTTGGAGCCACAGTCTTCAACCGCGCGAATAGTAAATACTATCCCAAAACAATTTGTGGTGTCGCATATCAAAGAGCGCAATTTACTAACATTCAAAGAGTAAAACCGCACCACATCAACGAACAAACTAGGAATGTCGTTCAAGAAATTATTGAGCGATATAACAATGGTACATTAAACTCAACTGTTATGTACTTTCACAACACATCTGTAAAGCCCAAGTGGTCTTACAAAAAGAAGCGCGTGGCAAAAGTAGGAGCGCACATTTTCTATGCTAGATAAACTTGAAAAGAAATTTGATGCCAATACATTTGCTATGGCAGTAGAAAGCAAAGTAAAAATGGGGATGGGCTATCTCGAAGCCATCCTCTCTTTCTGCGAAGAGAATGACATGGAACCAACAGCAATCGGGAACCTAGTCAAAAAGTCTGACGTGATTAAATCGAAATTAGAAGCTGAATGTCGAGATATGAATTTGTTGGAAAGAACTGCAAAATTACCATTATAATTAAAGGAATATATTATGAGTGAAGAAACAACTGTTATTGATTCGAGTGAAGAAGTAAGTCTACCGCAACCGAAGAAGCGCGACCTATTCTTTACAAAGCAAGTCGACCAAGACAGCATCGCTGCTCTGACTGAAAGCATTCTTGCTATCGAGAAACATGACAAATATATCAAGAAGCTGTATTCGCTTCACAATCTTGAATATTCGCCACGACCCATTAACATTTACATTGACAGCTACGGTGGTATGGTCTACCAGTGCTTCGGTCTTCTGTCAATCATGCGCGAATCTAGCACACCGATTCATACAATCGTGACTGGTACAGCTATGAGCTGTGGCTTTCTGATTGCTATTAGCGGTCATGTTCGTTCTTGCTATGCTGATTCTACTCACATGTACCACCAAGTTTCGACTGGTATCATCGGTACACTAAAAGAAGTAGAAACAGAATTCTTGGAAGCTTCTCGCTTACAAGATCGCATCGAAGATATCACTCTTCGTCAAACTAAGATTACTCCTGAGAAATTAGAAGAAATCTACAACATGCGTCATGACTTCTATATGTCGTCCGAGGAAGCACTTACTCTTGGTTGCGTTGATAACATCATCGGAACCATCCACACTCCGAAGACAAAGAAGCCAGTAACACGCAAAAAGAAAGAAGCATAATTTTACTAACAACACATTTTAGGGTATAATATCAATATGAATATATTTGCGCTTCACCTAGAACCTAAAACGTGTGCCGAAATGCACGTGGACAAGCATGTTGTCAAGATGATTCTTGAGTATTCGCAACTGCTTTCCACGGCGCATCGTGTGCTAGACGGACAACAGTATGTTGATGATTCCAGCGGACGACGTATCAAACGCTGGAAACTCAACAACAGTTTCGCTGGTGACAGTCTGCTTTACAAAGCCACTCACATCAACCATCCTTCCGCTATCTGGGCGCGAGAGAGCAAAGCCAACTATCAGTGGCTCGCTTATCTGCTCCAAGAGTTGTGTAAGGAATACACTCACCGCTATGGTAGGGTACACAAGTCCGAGGAAATCGGACTTGTCAAGTGGCTTGTAAACTGCATCCCCGAAAACATTTCTAACAAGCCATTCACTCAGCCAACACCTGCTATGCCAGACAAATACAAAGTCAAAGGTGACTCTGTGAAATCTTATCGCAACTATTACATCGGTGATAAACAGCGCATGGCTAGTTGGAAGAAACGACAAGTGCCAGTGTGGTGGGCATGAGAGTGACACCGTTTGAATGTTACAGCACCTATCTAGCACTCAAGACTCATTTCTCTTCGCCGAGTTATGACTATCACCGCTATGGTGGTAAAATGAATGTGAAGGAAGACACTTTCGAGGTTCGCCGAGATAAGTATTTCTTCATGAAACTTTCCAAGAAACCAGAGCCGTTCGAGTATTTGTTGGCAAACATTTCCTCTCGCGGTACTAAAGCATGGATCGGTGACATCATCGATTCATCTGGCGAGGAAACATATCTGGCATGGAAGAAGCGGAAAGAATCACTTTCGTACAACTTCAAGTCAGAGTTGTCCAATTTGAAAGATGAGTTGGATGACAACCTAGTTATGGATGGTGGCAATCATCCGTATCTACTCAGGCTGTATCTCCTAAAGGAGTTTAGTTTGGATTCTCTTTGTATTATGAATGCTGTACTCAACTTTGTTCCCTACTGGGATAAAAACATCAGCGAGTATGACCCAACGTGGAAAGAAACCAAACTTCTCATCAAGAAGTACACACCGTTCTTAGAATTCGACAAAGCTAAGATGAAAGAGATAATTGATAGTCGATTTGACGTATAAATAGTCAACTATATTATGAACATGTGAAATCGTTAATACACCGTCAATACAAGGAACATACTTATGACACAATCGTTCGAACAACTAAAGCGCAGCCGTCAAGACTCATTCAGCAAGCTGACTGAACAACTTGAAAAACTCAATGATAAGAAATCCTATGCCAAGGATGACACTAATTATTGGAAACCAGAGGTAGATAAAGCTGGCAATGGATTTGCTGTAATCCGCTTTCTACCAGCCCCACAGGGCGAAGATGTACCTTTCGTACAAATGTTTGACCATGGCTTCCAAGGTCCAACTGGTAAATGGTATATCGAAAACTCTCTTACCACCATCGGTGGCAAAGACCCAGTAAGCGAACTCAACTCGCAACTCTGGAATTCAACTAAGGATGACGACCATCCTAATCGCCAACAAGCTCGCAAGCAAAAGCGTCGCCTTTCCTACATCGCAAACGTCTACGTTGTAAAAGATCCAGCCCATCCTGAAAACGAGGGCAAGGTATTCTTGTACAAATTCGGTAAGAAGATCTGGGATAAGATTCAGGCTATCATGTATCCTGAATTTGAAGGAGACGAAGCAGTCAATCCGTTTGACTTGTGGGAAGGTGCTAACTTCCGTCTGAAGATTCGCCAAGTCGCTGGCTATCGCAACTACGATCAGTCGCAGTTCGATCCTAAGACTCCGCTTCTTGATGACGACGCCAAGTTGGAATCAGTCTGGGCTTCTGAGCACAGCCTGAAGAAGATCGTCGATCCGTCGAACTTCAAGTCGTACGATGAATTGAAAACTCATCTTGACCGTGTTCTAGGTGCTGGTGGTGTTGCTGGTGCAACTGCTGCTGATACTGATGAAGAAGTCGCTGAGTACGTTCCTCGCGCGAAAGCAGCTGAAGCGCAATCTGCTCCAGTAGCAGATACTCCTGCTTCAGATGAAGATGATGATTTGGATTTCTTCCGAAAATTAGCTGGTTAAAAGAAAGGGAGCTTCGGCTCCCTTTTCTTTATCTTACTTTCTTTGCTATTCCCATATCAGTCCCAGCATTCGGCGGTGGCTGAATGACTTCCACACGAGAGGGGTGGACAGTAGTAGATCCACCAACAACAACATTACTAACATCTCCGCCCTTTGGCTGTTGTGTTCTTTGCCTGACTTCTTCTGTGCTCTGTCTGGCCATATCTAAATTACTTTTTAGTTGAGCAGCAGAAGGAGTCGCCCCGAAATTATTTCTGTCTTGTACCATCGCAGGACCAGTTATCCCTGCCATGTCAGTTCCAAACAGTGCCGCGTCTGCTGCGAAACCTAATCCCGTACCGATGAAAGGAACTGACCCAGCGATACCACTGCCTAGCTCTAGTGCCGCACCAGCATAATCACCTTCTAAAGCACGTTGCCCAGCAAATACAGCGCCAAATCCCGCTCCGAGTAATGGAATCTTTTTGAGTACGCTCTTTAATCCAAACTTTTTTGCTGCTTTCTCTGCGGCTTCGCGCTCTGCTGGAGTCTTTGTTGCGAGGTC